GATCGTTTAAAAATAACTGATATTTAATACTAAACATTCCACCTGATATGGTGCTAGTATCAAATTTAAATACCTTTTCTACACCAACTACAGCATCTGGAACTTGTAAAAAATTAGAATTCTCATACCAATTAGTGGTAGTAGTTCCATAACCACTTACACTTGTAGATGTTGCAGATGTAGTTACAATACCAACACCACTAGTTGGTTCTGCTCTACCACGATCAATATCATCCGATGTTATTTCATGTTTTAAATACATCCTCTCAATACCATTATAACAACGCTCTTGAAAAAGTTGAAGAGCATCATCATAAGCATCATCTATTTGCTCATCAGATACATTAATCTCCAATACTGGAGCACCTAATTTTCTAAGACAAAAATCTTTTAGTTCCTGTTTAGTGGTTGGTTTTGACATTAATACGATCCTCCATCAATCAATCCTGCTGATAGTTCAGTGCCATCGAAAGTTAAATTAGCACTGTCTTGAAGTTCTCCACTTGCTCCAGCATAAACAACTCTACCTGATGTTAAATCAGAAATCTTAGCAGATGATGCAATAAAACCTGTTCCACCAGATACATTTAATCCAAGATTAGCATCTAAGAGAGCAGCAAATGTTGCGACACCTGCTACATTTAAAGTATCAGTAATATTAACACCAGAAGAAGAAGTTTCTAGTCGTTTTACATCATTAAAGAATATAGATACAGATCCACCATCAACTGCTAAAAGATAATCTTCACTACTATCTTGAGATTGTAATCTTAAATCGTTACCAGCAAGTCTAAATTGTCCAGTTTCATTTTTTATAGTACTATTACCACTTTGGTGGTATATTTTTAAATCTCCACCTGAGGCACTACCAAATACTGCCTGTGCACTATCATTAAACTTAAACTTACTTGTTGCTTGATCCCATAGAATATCATACGCTGCACCTTTAAATTGTATATCTTCTCTAAAGGTAGTAACACCAGCAACAACATCAATACCACCACCAAAAGTAGATAGTCCCACATGTCCAGATGGACCGACAAAGGTAGAAATACCAGTTATCTCAAGGTTAGTGAAAGTATTAGGTGCATTAGTAACTGCAGACTCTATAGTTGCCGTTGTTGTCTCATCAAGAGATGCTATATTTTGCAACTGTCTTGCAGCACTTACAATTTGACTTGCACCAATATAATATGCATTTGCTGTTAAAGCAGCACTTACATTAACTCTATCTAATTCAGTATGACCGACAACATCTAAAGTATTATTACCACCAGGAACAAAACCAGTAAGACTTAATCCAGCAGTACCAGTTATATTACCAATAAAGGTAGAAACTCCAGATTCAACTTTAAGTCCATTTCCAAAAGTAGCAACTCCAACAAATCCAGTTTGTCCTTGGAATGTAGAAACACCAGTTATATTAAGATTAGTAAAAGTATTAGGTGCATTAGAAATAGCAGTTTCAATAGTTGCTGTTGTTGTCTCATCAAGAGATGCTATATTTTGCAACTGTCTTGCAGCAGTTATAACAGTGGTAGAACCCATTGCAACTGCTGTATTTGCACTTAAAGTACCTGATGTAGTTACTCCAGTAAATATTGCGGCATTACTTTCAAATTTATTAATGGTCGTAATACCAGATATATTAAGACCTGCGGCAATATCATTACCTAATAAATATCCACCATCACCAGCAGTTCCACCAGTGGGACTCCATATTAAAATTAAACCATTTGTTGCTTCTCTTGCAGAATCAACGTCCGTTAAGTTATTAAGACGTGTCGGTGGTGCCGACGCATTAGCTAATACCCTAATTACGTTTTGTGAACCAATTCTGTCGTTTATAGTTGGCATTACCTTGTTACTCCACCTCTAACTAGTGCTGATCCTTCCACAGCTTTATATGACCCACCTTGGGGTGTTGTTATTTTCACGTCATATACATATCTTCCAGGTTTTATATCTACAGTCGTTGCTGCAAGCATCGTAATAGATATAATACCATTTTCAGGTTGAGAAACGGTGGAAGCAAAAGAAACAGCAGAAGTGCTAGAAGAGTGCTTTCTCAGCATTGCTGAGGTACCTGCTCCTACCAAGTCTAAGAAATTATTAGTTCTAGTATCCTCTAATTGAAAGGACGTATCGAAGTCAAATCCTTGCTCAATCACTATGTTGGATACATATACTGCCATTATTAGTAATCAATATACTTTTAGATATTTATATCAGTACCATTTCATCGTTTATTTAGTACTTCTTTCAACATCAATTTGATCTCATCGATGTCAGAACGTAACCTATCAAGTTCCTCTTTATCCAACTTTTTCTTATTTTTTATTTTAAGATATTGAGCATATCCTTGCCGATCATGGTTTATGATTGCACCAGATTGCTCATCTCTATAAAAATTTTTATGACCTTCAACTGGTATCATCATGCGAGAGCAATAACTCTTAGGTCTTGGAATCTAGGTGGATCTGCTTCATTAGTTCCACTCATAACTATCTTAATTTGGAATCCAGTAAATTCATCCTCATTATTAGCAGTAAATTCATAATCTAAAAATTCATTTTTTCTACTAGGACGAACAAATACATCTGGTTTTCCATCATTTTTAGCAGGATCAATAACTTGAAGTTCGATGTCAACATCTCTCAAATTATCATATCCAGGGAATAACTTATAAGATTCCTCAACACCAGTTGAATCTGGTTTAATTAATCTATATAAAACTCTGAAGTCAGATGTTGCACTTCTATAAGCACCAATCAATACTTTTAAACCAGTTGATGGATTTGCAAGATTAACTACTTGTGAAATATAACATGCTGCATGTGGATCACCTGTAATTTGATTGGATCTACCATCAGTAGCATAATTAGAAACTGGATTATTTAATCTATTCCTTAAGAACCAGAAAGTTCCATTCATATAATCTACAACTGGAGATAGATTGCTATCTCTAGAACTCAATGATGCTATCAAAGTAACTGACTTATTTTTAGGTAAACTACCTAACCTAAGTTGCTCATCAACTTCAGAACAAAGAAGACGAGGTGATTTTAATGGATTTATTTCATTAAATTCTACATCAACATATCCCTGATCAATAAATGATGCTTCAGATCCACCTGCACTGGTTCCAGATACTGATCTTAATTGTGCACTAATAGTAGTGCCTCCACCAGGAGTCAATATATTAAATGAAGGCATAAATGAATCATATTGGAAATTCTTAGAGGCTAAACTATGTCCCCATCCACCACCAATTCCTTCATCATTAAAGTTAACTTGATCTTTACCAACTCCTCTATTTGGAAGATTTGTTCTTCCAGTTCTTTTTGCCTCTAGAACATAAGAGTCCATAGTTCTATACTTACTTAATCCATCACTATTAGGCATATCATGGAAAGTATTGATTCCAACCAAAGAAACCCCATTAAGTTCATATTTAAAGACCTGATCACCTATTGAATGAGTTGAGGCAGATGAATTACCAAATCCTCTAGTACCCAAACTTAATGTACCATCAGATCCAATACCATCATAGTAAATAATTTCACTACCAACCTTCACATAACCTGTAGCAGTTGATATTCCTTCTGCTGTTGCAAATGTTGTTGTATTACCAGAACCCACAGTAAGTGTGGTTGAAGTAGCAGTTAAATCTGCAGTTAAACTAACTGGAATACTATTAGGTTCGATACCGTTGATATCAACTCTGTTTCCATCAGATTGCATTCCATGATTAAATTGTTGAACTTTAAATATGTTACCACTATAAAGTTCATCAGTGAGTGTAGAAGATGTTATTATTGTTGTTCCTGCACCAAGTGATGTTGAACCATCAGGTGCATAAACTATTAGTCGCTGACTAAGACCAAATGATTCTCCCTGAACGTCAGTTAAATATAAAGTATCTATTTGGTTATTATTAGTAACAGTGAATCTAGCACCTGTACCTGTTTTAAAGGTACTTAAAGATGAAGTTGTAATTCCAAGCAAATCGCCAGGTCTATATCCCTTACTAGCAACTGTTCCTTCAGCAGATATTGCAGTAATCTCACCAGAAGCATTTGTTGTAACAACACCAATAGCACCTGAACCACTACCAGTTATTGAGAAAAATGTTACACCAGTAAGATCAGATCCAGATTTACTTGCTGGATATCCACTTCCTCCACTTGTTAATGTAACTAAACCAACACTACCACCGATAGATTCAATATAACCATTTGCAGATGCAGGTATGCTAGGTGGAGTAGTTCCAGACCAAGCACTAACTCTCTTACCTGGAGTTAAAGTGGCAAACATTGAAGCACTATTTACTCCTGAGATTCCAACAGTTAATTTTCTTGGGAAAGTTGTTATAGGATTACTTTGCTTCAATTCCATTGTTTGAACCATTTCAGATCCTAATCTTCCATTATAGAAAGTAAGATCTCCAACGGTATCTGTAATGAAAGAACACTTATACAAAGTAAATTTAAGATCTTCAAATTGACTTGGAGACCATATGGTTCCATTTTGGGACTTAAATAAACTTCCACCAAGATATTGTTTAGTAATTATTGCTTGACTTCCTTCACCTAAAGCAAGAGTTTCTATGGTTGGTTCACCCATCCTAGCAATCCACATTTTATATGCAGTGGTTCCCTGTGCCTCAAGAACAATTGCATACTCCTTACCTGTCTCCAAATATATTGGAGAATCAAATTTAACATTAGTAGCTACAGATGCATCTGTTGAAACATCAATATCTGCTGGATCCAAAGTTTTTATTGCATAATCCGCAAGGACTTGATTTGTTGGTGTTCCTAATTCAACATCAACTACCATAACAGTAATCGCTGTTAGTGGGTCTTCAGTTGGTTTTTCTGCAAAATATAAATCTACAGATGATAAGAACGCTCCTGATTCATCAACAGTAAATGATTGTGCTAATGGATCTGTATATACTGGTTCTGGTCTTGGACGTTCCCTAATAGTGGTTATAGTCGTTGTATAAGTGTCTACAATACCAGCAGTAGTATATGATGCTTGACCACGAGTTATTCCTGCAGAAGTATCTTCATCTCCAGGTAAAGGATTAGCATTTGTATCAGAAGAAGTTAATCTAAAGGTTTTAATACCATTCTCAAATCTTAATGGAGGTGCTGGAATGTCTAGCGGATTTCTAATAAAGAATGATCCTAATACATTTCCAAGACTGTCGGCAATCAATCGAACTGTGTCAATTGTAGCTTCAGCATTAGATGTTTGACCTACTAATTTTAAACCCGAAGCAACTCTTCCATAAAAATCTCCTTCAGCATCTTTAGCTAATGAATTAGTATCAACATTCAAAAGAGTAGAAGATTCTGTATATGATGCTGATATAGTAGTTGGATTATCTTTAGTGTAAGGATTTAATGTATAAAACTTTTCTGGTGCATTATATCCACCTGTTCTATGATTTGATTGTGCGACTCTGAATGATATTAAACGAGTACCATCAGCTTCTTCACCATGAACAGTTTCTCCAACTTGAAATGATCCAGAAGTCATTGTTATTTCAAGTAATTTTGGAATTATATCAATTCCTTTCCTTCCATCAAAGAATGCAGTATACTCTGTATAAGGTTTTAATCCGAACGTATTAAATGCAACATTTCGGGATCTAACATGCGTATCTGCTCTACTACCAGTTTTTATAGTGTTTGTAACTACTCCTGCTTCATCACCAAGTGTAGTTACATGTACATCTGGTGCATCTTCATCTCTAGTCCATTGATCTGAAGATGGATTTAATCTAATTGTACCTCTAAAAATTACAACTTCAAATGGATTAACGTTTTCAATCCTACTTGCTTGAGTATTTTCAATCCAACTAACTTCATCATATTTTAATGTAAGTAGATCACCAGTTTTTACAATATTTGGATCTAATAATGCTGGATTGGTACCCTCAACATCAGTAGTGCTATAATTTAATGCTACATCTAAACCTAATTCTGGTGAACTAGTAGCCTTATTCAAAGGAACAATCAATTCATTATTTGTAGTATTAATCGAAACTCTATTATCTAAATTATTACGATCCATTCTAAGAGTATCTTTGAAATCATCTACAAAGAATCCAGATTTAAATCTATCACCAGTACCATCTCTAACCTGTAAACTCTTAGTATCAAGTTCAAGCATAGTTAAACTTGTAACAATCTCTAGAGTAGTTACTCTCCTATCAATTTTTCCAATATCTCTCATCGTATATCTCTTATTATCGATAAGAGATACTTTCGCATCTTCTGGATGATACAAGTATGCAGGAAGATCAATTGTTGCAAGATGCATTGCATCATCAATTAATAATGGTTCCTTAGGTGTTGTAGAAGATACACCTTTTATTAATGAAAATTCTCCCTCATTTTCTGGTCCAGGAGTAAGAATCAATTTATCAATCCTTGGTAAATAGAAACTATATCCTAAATTAGAATCACCTTCAGGTGATACAACTAACGTAGGTGATGCACCAGATCCGCTAAAACTTCTACTTGTCCAAGCAAATGGTGATTTATCTACAGCACTAAATGCCGCTACTCTAGGTCTAAAATCAAGAGTATCTGTTGCCCTTATTCCATCACCTAAAACTGGAATATCATTGGTATATCTTGCTTTGTCATAAGAATTTACAGTAAATACATCTCCAGTATCATTAGAAGGAACAGTATAATGATTATAGATTACTAATAATTCCTTAGATGGTGCAGGAAGACTTCTCTTTCTAACTATTCTAGAATAATCATAGAATTGTTCTCTTTGACCTTTATCTAATTCATACCTCTCTGTTATATCTTGATAATTACCTAATGTTTTACCTTGTAAAGTAGTAACAATATTTGACTCATCAAAAGTAATAATTTCACCAATAATAAATTTATTAGTATTAAGATAGACAACAGAAATGGTAGTTGCTGAATCTCTAGATACAATTTGAGCAACTGCACTACTTTCACTACCTGTAACCCTTTCTCCAACTATTGAATTTACATCCAATCCTAATCCACTAATAAATGACATTTTATCTAAAGTTGGACTAGAAGTATCTTTAGACTCATATACAGCAACAACATTTGCTACATCACAAATATTTAAAGAAATTTCTTTATCCTGTACTCTTAATCCATAAAAATTACTTGTTGTCAATCCACTTACAGAAGTATCAGCAAAATTAGTGGTCTTATCTATACTAATTTGTGCACTTCTATTATATTCTTTATTTTTTTCTATTATTACTTGTTTTTCTATAGTAACATTAACAGTAGCTGCTTTGTTCTCTAATCCTGTAAAATTAACCCTAGTTCCACCAACTGCTAAATCAAATTGATCAGCAGTTAAATCTGCCATTGTACCATCATTATAACTAATGGAATATTTTTGAGTATCAAAACTACTAAAGAATGAACTTGTTATCCCCGTTAAATCAGATACGTTTATTGCTAAGGCACCACTTGATGGAGTCTTATTTGCTATTTGTTGAGAAACTAGTAAAGTAGAAGATGCTAAATTTACATCAGAAACATTGGAATCTGGTAATGGAGTATAAAGTCCAGCATCATTACTTATTCCACCACTTACTATTTGAGGTACAACAAGAGTTATAGCAGAAGTTGAAGTAACTCCAACAAATCCAGTTGTAACTCCAGTTACTTCATTAAGACCAGAAACAGTTAGAGTCTTTAAATCTGCGGAAATTGAAGCAACTCTATTAAGGGTTGCTAATGTTTCACCAGGAAGTCTATACTTAACTACTGCACCTACTTTAACTTCACCAAAAGTATTTCCTGGTGAAGTTATAGTACCAGCATTACCAGTAGAATCACCAGTTATATAAAAAGTAGAACTTGGATCAATTCCAGGAACATCAGTTTCTCTTAATACAGTATCAGCAGCAAAGTCTGCAGCAATACCTGTAAACTCCGAAGAATTTTGATATACAGATTTTATATCATTTGTACCATATTGATTTACACTCGAAATTGATCTTACATGCCTATTAGACTCATTGATTAAAATTTGCTCACCAGCAATAAATGTTCCTGATGTCTGAGATAATAAAATCTCTGATTGCATATTATTCACTGTAGTTGGATTACTACAAACATATCCAGTAGCATCACTACTTACACCCCTAATATATGAACTATAAGGACATTGTGATGAATCTACAGTTGCATTAAGTGTTAATTTGGTATATGTTTGAATATCATAAAGATATAAATCCCATTCACTACCACCATTTACATAAGGAGTATTTCTTAATCCAAATGAATATACCCTTGCTGTACCAATTCCAGCTCCAGATGCTGATGTTGGGTTTGCTACATGATTTTTTCTCTCATCTTGTAATGTGACAATATTAGTGTCATTATTAATTCCAACAAATGGAGTTCCACTTACATTATTAACTCTGATTAAAGACCCCATTTCAAAGGGAACTTTAGCAACATTTATAGTTTCAGTATCTCTTGGTTTATCAAAATCTACAATAGTAGTTCCTGGTCTAACAACACGAAATCCTTTAACGTATGCAGTTCCAGGATCAACCTCAACGCATCCTAAATTATCGGTTGGTGTATTTCCTTGTTCTGTAGTTTGACCCTTTGTAAAGATGCCTCCATTACCAATCTGATCATCTAATGAATTTGAAATATGAACATTAAAATTACCTAAAGAATAATTACCAGATTCTTCATAAGTTCTTGCTGCAAAATACTTAGCAATTTCATTATAAACGGAAAAATCTTGTAGTTTTTTAAGTTCACCTTCTCTTAATTTAATAATCTCAACAAAACTAGTATCATTAAAATCTGTAAGAGATTTTTTTGCTAACGTAGTAGTAATTTTTAACCTATCTGCACCTGGAGCAGCGTAATTAGAAAATCCTCTAGCATTATCATATAATTGAGGATCATCTTTTGCTGTAATAATAGATTCTAAAATATTTAAACCAACTCTATAACTTGGTATATTATCATATGGATCTAATATTAAAGTATCTTCAGAAACATCTACAAAAGTTCCTCTAATAAAATAAACACCTGCTCCAATATGCACTGCACTACCAACTGCTGTAGCATCAGATTCTATTAAATTAGCTAAACTATCTCCAGTGGATATAGTTGTATTACCATAAACAATATCTTCTTCCGCAATTAATGGTTCACCACTACTTAAACCTACATCTAAGTTATTATTATCTGCACTCAAATATTTAACAAAAATAGTTAAATGTGTAATATCATCCGAATCTGGTAACCTAAAGTCATTAACTTGAAGTTCTACACCAGAATTTTGACCTTTTAATTTTTTACCCTTTAAGTTTTCGACATATAAAGAAACTGGAAGTCCAAGATGTTCTGATTCTAATTTAACAGCATAATACTTATCATCATATGTTACTTGACCTGGGATCACCATAGATCCCTCTTTAAACACATGACTACCAAAAGAATCAATTTGATTCTGTAGTATTGATTGAAGTGTTGTTAACTCCCTTGCTTGGACAGGTCTTCCTGGTCTAAATAAAACCTTATAAAAATTATCTGCCGTATCAAAATCATCATAATAAGGACTTATATCTAAGTTAGTTTTCTGTAATGACATGTTTTAAAATTCCAGGATAACCT